CTTCTTTGCGCGTCATGCCGCTAAGAATTCTGCGCATCTCAGGGTTTAATGAACTAACAATGCCAGGCGTAGCAGTTGGAGCAGGCATCTGCTCTGCTAATTGAGCGCGTGCTATTGTTGGACCAACTGGGCCGGCAGCAGAAACTGGCGCCATCAATGCCGCTTGGGCTGATGTCAATGGTGTTTCGGCTGGGCTAGTGAATTGCTTTGCATAAGCCTCATTGGCTAGAGCTTCTCGCTGCATTTCTTTGAGCTTGGCCGCTGTCACCAGATTGCCAAAAGCGCCAGTCATGCCTTTCTCATAAGCACCTTGGCCAGCTTGCAAGGCAGAGCCTATAGCTTGGCCAAGGCCAATACGCTGGGGGCTTCGACCGCTTGCCTGGAGCAATGCAGCAGCTGCGGCCATTGTTGACTGCAAACCCAATTGCTCTTTTTGTTTGGCGGTCAATAGCTTTTCAAGCTCACTATCACCACCGCCACCAAACAAATTGCCCAGTAGCCCATCAAAATTTAATTCAGCCATTTTTTACCCCTTAACCTAAAAGGCCAAGCAAACCACCAATGCCAGCACCTATTGCCGTGCCAACACCTGGAACAACACTTCCTAATTTTGCGCCAGCCAAAGCACCGCCAAGCGCTCCAGCTCCCACATTCTGACTGTATGGGGTTGTCGCAATCTGGCCAAGATTGGCAGGCTGCGCACCGAGTGAAGACTGGACCACACCCAGACGCTGGAGGCCAATGTTGCGAATTGCATCCATTTGTTGCTGGTCCAAAGCCTGACGCGCACCACCAGCGCCCATGACCGCTTGAGCGCCACCAAGACGCAATGCTTGTTGCTGTGCAGCCAAATTTCCTAGCTGGGCCGCAGAAGTTCCACGTAATTGCGCACCTTGCAAGCCTGCTTGCTGATTGGCAATGTCGGCTGCTGATCTTCGAGCAATATCAGCCTGCTGCATAGCCATGGCCTGATTGAATGCCTGCTCGTTTAATGTTGTCCCAAGGTTGGCAGCCTGCTTGGCAAACCCTTGGTTAGTCAAAGCCTCGGCCACACCTTGGCGTGATCCACCAAATGCACGGGCTTGTGTGGCACGTTCACCAGTCTGCTGGATGGCAGCGCGTCTTGCAGATTCCAAATCGGCCAATGCGTTGGTGCGCACAGCTGATGTATATGGGTTCATGTAAGAGCCAATTGAGCCTGGACCTTGTCCCATGCTCAAATTAGTCTGCTGCGCTGTGATCTGACCAGGCTGATAGACCCCGCCATAAGCCGCCATTTGCGCTGCCAAGTCTGTGCCACTGATGCCTGGGCCAGCAAGGGCCGTGTTGACCAGAGCCTCCTCGCCTGCCTGATACAAAGGGTTGTACGCAGCAAACTGCTGAGTCGGCAAAGCGCCAGCGACCCCTTGGGCCTGCTGAAAGTTGGCCAAGAATGCTTCTTTGATCTGAGGATCAATCGAGCTTGTGCTAGTTGTATTTCCACCCTTAGACATATTATTTCCTTCAATCTAAAAGAGACTTGATTTTCTTGGCAGGTACTTTGCCCTCATTGATCATGTCGAGTAAGCCCTTGCCATACTTTTTGACTGAAGACTTCCTGATCACATATTCACCGCGCATTATGTTAACTTGACCCTCATCAGGACCAGCAGGGTCAGGACCAAAGACTCTGGTAATCAATCCGCCCATGGCATTACCATCACCACCGCCGTCAAATGGTATTGCTGTCCCAGCAGCCAAACTAGCCACAGCATTTGCTTCAGCAATGCGGTCATACAGCCCTGGGTCATAGCCACCCATTGGGGTGTTGGATGCCACACCCATGTATGGGTTAAATGCTGGGGTATTTGGCCTCATCTGACCCATGATCTGTGAGTATGGTGAGCCAGTGCCACCCACCACATTGGGGTTGTACTGAGCGCCAATTGGGATGGATGTGTAATTTCTAAAGTTCTGATCAAAGCCTGATGTCGCATTCGCAAATGGGCTTGTTGTTGGTGCAACACGCTGCTCAAACTGACCATATCTTGCATAATGCGCAGCCGCAAACTGCTCTGGTGTCATGCCGTAGTTGTTGGTCAAATAAGACGCGGCCACATCAGGATTTAGCTGGAAATATGGCAGTGCAGCGCCTGATCTTGCTGCTGTGCCAGTTCCGGTTGTTCCAGTGCCAGTAGTAGTGCCGGTGGTAGTACCAGTTCTAGCTGTTGCTCCAGTGCCAGTGCCAGTGCCAGTGCCAGTAACTGTTCCAGTGCCTGCGCCCGTTACAGTGCCTGTGCCCGTTACTGTTGTTCCACCTGGTGCTGCACGTTGCTCTGCTTGGCCATATCTTGCATAATGCGCAGCCGCAAACTGCTCTGGGGTCATGCCGTAATTGTTGACCAAGTAAGAAGCAGCAACATCAGGATTTCTTTGGAAATATGGCAGTGAAGCGCCTGTGTTTGCGGTAGTTGTCGCACCAGTTGCTGCGCCAGCTGGCGCAGCCCTTTGCTCTGTGCCACCATAAAGTTGGTAATGCGTAGCAGCAAATTGGTCAGGCGTTAAACCATAAGTGTTTTCTTGATACGCTTGGGCAACATCAGGATTTTGCTGAAAGTATGCAGCAGCCACTGGCGTATATGTTGGTGTGCTTGTTGCCCCCATACTCGCTGCACCCGCTGCGGTCACTTCTGCGACCTGTGGAGAAATGCGACGCTCATTTACCCCATAATTTTGGTAATGGGCTTGAGCGTATGCCTCTGGTGTTAACCCATAGTTGTTTTGAGTATAGCTTGCCGCAACATCGGGATACTGTTCAAAATATGCAATAGCCATAATTAACCTCTAATCTCTACGTTGGATGTTATGCCAGCACCAATCTTCATAGCTTTTAATTGTGCTTCAGCTTCAAACTCTTGTTGCTTCAATGCAAAGTAAGCCTGTTGTTTCTCACGCTCTAATTGCAACTTAGCACCTTCCTTCTCACGCAATAATTGCATCTCAAGAGCCGCCTTCTGTTGCGCCATCTCCATGTCAATCTGCATCTGCTGTTGTTGCATCTGCATATCAGCTTGGGCTTTAGCTTGGTTAGCTTGTATCTCAGCTTGAGTTCTAGCCATCAATGCCTGTACTTCTGGAGGCATCTGCTGTTGCTGTGGAGGAGGATTGCTCAATGCTTGGTCTTGCTCTGGCGTAATCGCTTTGTAGAACTCAGCACTATCTTTAAAGCCAGCAATCTCAACCATGCGTCCCAATGTGCCACGATACTGAGCAGGTGAAACGTAAGGATTAGCAAGCCCATACTGACCAATCAACTGCTCTTGTTTAGCAAGAACCATAGACAACATAGCCATCTGCTCTTGACGATTCCCTGCACCCAAACCTACGTTGATGGAAACATCGTATTGGTTAGCCCATGTTCTAGGGTCAAACTCTACAAACTCACCACGCATACGCACCAAACGAGCCTTGTCCTGATACTTACATAACAAATGTAGTATGCCCTTGAACAAAGACTTAACGCCTGTCTCAGCAAAGATTCGAGCCATCAGTTCAATCTTACCTGCGCCAGCTTGTTGCATAGAGGCTACTGCTGCTGCCGTAACATTCTGTAAGACAGAAGGGTCTAAACCTTGTGAGGCATCAGACACGCCTGTACGCTTAGACTGGATTGTGTCCAAGTATTGAAGCATTGGAAAAGCCTGATTAGCCACGTTCTGAACAACCAACTGTTGAACAGCACCTTGTGACTTGGCACGAATAACACCACCAGCAGTAGAAGTCAGCAAGTCATCTAGGTTTACTTGGCCTTCCACCGCAACCACACGAGCATTGTTTGTCAGATATAAGTTATCCAACATCTGACGAGTGATAGTAGTCTTGATTAACTGTAGGTCAACTGTTCTGTCAGCCAGAGAGTTACCAAAGAACTTGTGCGGAATTGGGATAGGACAGATTGAGTGGAAAGGAACATAGTCCACTTCCTCAACCATTTCCTTACCCTTCTCATCCTCAAGAATCTCATTAGAAGCGTAGAACACTTGAACCAATGAAGCAATGCCTTTGCCATCTATATCAGTTTTGACATAACACTCAAAGACTTCAATCTCTTGCATTGAGGGGTCATCTGTTTGTGTTTGGTAAGGTTGCTCACCTGCTGCGTAACGAGCCACACGCTCTGGTGTGTACGCCAAAGCATCACCCATCTGCAAGCCTTCTACTTGCTTCTTGTTAAAACCCATAGCCATCAAAGTGCTACGAGTCAACATCTGCCTGTGGGCTACGAAAGGTGAATCAGCAATGGTTCTAGCCTTCTTGCTAATCAAGAACTCCTCTGGGGGTACGTTCTCAATCGTTACTTTGCCAGATTTCTTCTTTTGTTGGACAACTACGTTATGAGTAGCACCCATAACTGGCATACCCATCGGGTCTATAACTGGCTGTCCCATTGGGTCAAATATTGGGAACTCTGTCGTATCTTGCTCGACAATCTCCATAGTCTCATCACTCATCAGCATTGCTAACTCATCGTTAGTCAAGTCAAAGTAACGCTCTTTGGTTATGTCTTCTTTATCTTGCCAGTACGCTTTTAAGATGCCGTTCTTTTGAAGCAGAGCGTCCTTAAACCAATCGTGCAGAATGGCTACGCCTTCGTTGTCTCTTGTGAATACCCAATTACAGTAATCAGTAGCTTGCTTTGCAGAGGCTTCATCCCTTGGGCCTTGTGGCTCAAAGACTACGATATTGTCTGAGCCTGTAAAGATACGAACTAAACTAGGTAGCGCACCATCTATCGCTTCTGCCACTTCTCCAGTAACGATTTGAGACTTACCCTCAACTTCATTACCATATGGCTGTCGTAGATAAGCCTCCAGAGCCTGTTTGCGTTGTTCAACAGTTTCGCTTTCAATAAATCCAATTGCATCATCAATCTCTGATTGGATTATCGACATTAACTCGTTCTGTGCCATGCTTGTCCTTTGGAGGGCGTCCCATTCTGGGTTTATCCAATTGTAACTCTTTTACCATATTTTCAAGCATTTCAAGACGCTTTTCAAGTTCTTTTACTTTAGGGGCTAGATTTACCCCTTGCATTTGTACATACATCAGACAATCCATTTCGGAGTTTGGTTAATCGGCTTAGACCATGTTGAATGTCCTTCATCCAATCCAAGGGCTAAGTAACGGAACGAATCAGAGCCATGACTAGACCAATCGTGTAGTGGTCTTTCATAGAATATCTTACGCTTCTCATCGTAATCTCTGCGGTAGTTTCTCAGGCAGTTCAGTCCTGTTTGCACTTTAGGAACATTAAACCAGCACCTTGGCAGCAACCTTCTTACCGCTTGGATGCCATCATCTAGTCCCATTCTGGGAGCAATCTTGACCTGTAGACCCGATTCCTCAAGCATTTCTAGTCTGCTTTTACCTGTTCCAAGTTCTCTAACCCTAACGTCATGGGGCAGAATATGCTCTGCTTTGGTATAGTCGTTGTCCTTAATCCACTTCACATAGTGGTCTAAACCTACCCCATGATTCTCGTAGTAGTCCAGTAATCTGACCTCAGAGCCTACCAGTTGAGCCACCCAGATAGACGTTGAGTCACCCATTCCCAAGTCCCAAGCAGTAAAAGTTCTGCTGATTTCCTCTCTGGGAATCTCTTGCATATGCTTTTTGTCTTCTAGTTCGTTCAGCATAGTCCCGTAATAAGAGCCTTCTACAGCAGCATCAAAGCTACATTCAAACTCTTGGCGGTATTTATCCTCGCCCATCTCATTCTTAGCTTGCTTCAGTTCTACCTCGTCAACTACCCCTGTCTCAGAGGCTTTAAACTCAAGCAGACCCCATCCTTCTTCTTTCTCTGCCCTGTCTCGCAACTCTTTGAAATGGTTGTGTCCTTTGGGTGTACCAATGAATAGACACCAACCTTTTCTGTCTGTCAGAGCAGGTCTAACAATGTCTGTCCATATCTTAGGATTCTGGTCACCAACCTCATCGATGATTACCCCATCAAAGAACTGACCTCGGAGGGAATCAGGATTGTCTGAGCCATATAGCTGAATACGCCTACCCCAGAAGTCAACTCGTAACTCTGAGATGTTGTTAGTACCGCCTAGCGGTGTAGTGTATTTAACAAGATAGTCCCAAGCTACCCTTTTAGCCTGTCCATAGGTAGGCGCAATGTAAGCGTATCTGGGTGTTTCTTTCTCATTTAGCACCGCCTCACGGATTAAGTGGTTAAGCGCAGCAACAGTCTTGCCGAACCTACGATGTGCCACTACGACTGCAAAGCGTTTGCCATCCAGTAACTCGTGAACCTTTAGTTGGTGTTCCCTTGGCTTATAGGGAATTTCGATTACTTCGCCCATTGGACGCTTATCTGAATGTCTTTACCTTCTTCTCCAGTTACCTGAAGTGGTAAGACTTTACCGATTAGTCCCATGAAAGCCTGTGGGTGTGACTCTGCCTTATCCATAAGATAAGCAACCCCACCTGCGCCCTCTAGTGCCTCCAGTATCATCTCTCTAAGAACCGCATTGCCCTTATCAAGACTTCCCTTCGGTCTTCCTGCGCCTTCTCGTGCGCCACCACGATATGAAATGTTTGATTGTTTTTCAATCATTTTGTTTGACTCCTCTAGGGTTGGTCAAGGTT